AAGGGTTTCTTGTAACAAATAACCCTCCAACTCCCATAGTTTGTTCTCGACTCGTTTCATAGCTAGGTCATAGCCAATTTCTTCATCGTAGTTAGCTGGGTCAACGCAAGCAGACTCGCCAGTAAGGGTAAAGCCATTAGGAAGCTTTACAACTACTATACACTGCTTTCCGAATACTTTGTGAAAGGTTTCTACTTCTGAACGTTCTAGGATAGATTGAATCTGCTCTAAAGTTACTTTGTTATTCATTTAAACGCTCCTTATGTTAAAGATAAGTAAGTGTCAACAACAGTTTTCCAGTCTTCTTCGTTGCTCTCCAGATGTTCAATTAACGCTTGAAGTCTCCATTTCTTGTCCTTAAATTCATAGTATCCTTTTGAACTTCCGAACATACCAACTTCAAAGCCATCTTCTACAACGGATGCAAATGGGTCAATCCCACCGTATTCGTCACGGAACATAATAGGAAATTTAGCTACACCAAAAGGTGGGGCAACCTTATTCTTCTTAACCGTAGCTTCACAGTTAATACCAACGATTCTCTCAACATCCCCCTCTTTACCTTTACGCTGTCCTACACGCTTAACTTCTAAACGAATGGTTGCATAAAACTTAAGGGCACGGCCACCAAACGTACTCGTCTTGTCACCAAAAGTGACGTTCATCTTGTCACGTACTTGGTTTATACACATAAAGAGCACTTTGTGTTTAGAGATAACTTTTGTGATTTTACGGAATGCCTGAGACATAATACGTGGGTGGTCTAGGTATCCAGTTTCTCCGTAGTCACCTTCAAGTTCTTTCTCAGTCGTAGTGGAGGCAACGCTATCCCAAACGATAGTAATAAGCTTATCAGGAGACTTCTTAGAAATAAGCTCAACAATATGCTCAACGTATCTAAACAACTCTTCCATAGTACCTGGTTGTGCATAGATAAGTCTCTTTAGGTCAACACCCAACGCTTGTGCTCTCCTCTTATCTAGAGCATGCTCAGTATCTAAGAAGATACCAATTCCACCTAGCTTCTGAGTCTCAGCAATTGCGTGGAGAGCAACGGTAGTTTTCCCGTTAGATTCTGGGCCAAATACTTCTACAACCCTACCAGCTGGCCATCCACCACCTAGCCTAGCATCTAACACAGGAGAACCAGACGGCACCCAAGCGGTTACCTGTCCAGCAGTAGCTCCTTCTAGTAACATGGTTCCTTCCCCAAACTCAGAGTTTAGGTCAACCATTAAGCTTCCTATTAGGTCGTCATCGTTTTCAAACACGTCTACTTCTTCACTATCGTTCTTTTTCTTTTTAGCCATAGTAACCCTCCTAGAATTGTTTTAAAGAAAAGGGTGGCCATACAGCCACCCTCAGACATCTCCTACTTATGCTTATTTAGCATAGCTTGGATTTCAGCTTCGATGTCATCGGCTTCCTTCTCGTCAAACTCATCTTTAGGGTTATCAGCCTTTTTCGTTTCTTTATTTGGCTCGGACTTCGTTTCTGGCTTAGAAGATGAAGATGTAGTAGCTTTATCATCATCGTCATCGCTGTCATTAGAGTCCTCACCAGCTAAGATGGCTTCACGCTTTGCGTAGTCTCTTGGAGTAGCTACTTTCTGGAGGTCGTTTAACTTCTCTTTCCAGTCAGCTATACCGATAGGAGTTTGCTTTGGTCTTGCATTCGTCTTATACTCAGTGTCGAGTTTCTTCCCAGACTTCGTAATAATAATATCATAACCCTCTTCTGGGTCAGTGATATCACCGTAATCAGGGTCAACGATGATTCCCAAAATGTCAGTAAAGATAGTTGTACCACAACCGAATACTAAAACTTCACCGTATCCTTCTTTGCCTTCCTCGATAGAACGGTCAATAACGTTGAAGTAGTAGCGGTTAGAAGCCTTCATCCGTTTAGCCAGCTTTTCATCGTCAGCATCTTTAGTTTTATAAAGCGCATCAACGAAAGCATGGATAGGGCAGTTGTCCTTATTAGAATCCAAAGGTACAGTTACCATTTTATTATTTGGCCCAACGTTATAACGCACCTTTGCTTCAGAATAAAACTCTTGTCCTTCCTTGGCTGGTAAGATACGGATGACGTTACGGCCATCCTTTGGAGACCAGAAACTAGCTCCTCCACCACGGTTTTGGTTTTCCTTTACTTGCTCCATTTTCTTACGTAAAGCGTCAATATTTAATCCCATCTCTTTTTCCTCCTAGTTTGTACAGGTCTGTACAGGTTTTTATTTACAGGACACCGCATTCCACGGTGTCCAAACTAGGTAAAGCAGAGAGGAATATTTGAGGTGATTCCAGCTTTACCTAGCTGGGACACCGCAGAAACTTTAGTCCAAATCTTTTCTTATTTCCATAGCTCATCTTTTCAGACTCTCCTTTCAACATAACGGTTTAGAGTTTAGCGGTTAGTAATGTCGCCAGCTCTTGACTTTAAGCTTCTCAGGTCGCCAGAGTTGTCCTTCTGGTCTCTCAAATGAGAGCCAACTACCATAAGCATATCTTTTCGGTGTTCAAACGCTTTTACAATCTTATCTAAGATGCTGGCGTTTTTCTTAGCCTGGTTAAAATTAGCAACGGCTTCCAGATACTCCTCGTTCAACTTAATCCGTTGCTTCACAGCTCCCTCGGTTACTTTAATTCCTTCGCAATCTAGCTCTTCACGGGCAACCGTATCAGCTATTGCTTCAGCTTTATCCACCGCAACTTCCATGGTGTCTCGGTAAGCTTTAGCATGCTCAGCCAACGTAGACCACCAAGCGTATTTACCTGCTTGCTCCATAAAGTCACTCGTTAACGTTTCTTCAGAGATGGCAAGTTCTTCTTGAATGTTATAAGTTACAACCTTACCACTTCTTAACTTAACGGGAACTTCAAAAGCCAGAGATTCAATATCGAAGTCTAGTTCTTTCATTTTCTCAACTCCTTCCTTAACGTTTACATCTAATAAAAGCGGTGTTTAGAAAGTTTACTCTTTTCTGTACAGAAGGTTGAGAAAATTTTCTCAACCTTCTTTAGTTCGCTATATGTTCGTATAGCATACTAATAAGCAGTAATCTCTATAACGATGTAACTCCTATAGGTTTTAAATTCTTCGAGCGTAGGCTCTCTCGGAGTAACTTGCCAATTATAAGCTCTGTCAAGGTAGTATTCAGATGATTCGAGTTTTCCGTTTGGATGTGTTTGAATTAACTTATATTCGATTCCTGTAATTCTTTTCCAACATAAAAGAACTCTATCCATTAGTTATCCCTCCCTTATGCCGCTATATAAGTCTATTACGAACTAACTCACTAAAGCAATTTTCTTCTGTTCGATTACTACAAACCCTAGCTCTTCCCAGTATTTCACGAATCTATCAGTACACTTAATCTCAACATTATTCTCGTTATTCTTCATAATAAAGCCATCACGTTTGCGTTTCAATTCCTTAATCTCTCTCATTGTTCTTCCTCCTATGTTTTCCCTTATACAGAGCTGTCTTTTAACATAACAGTAAAGGTAAGGGAAGAACAACCTAAGATAATTAGGCTGTCAACATCTCCAAACCTGCTTTTTCATAATCTTTCTTTTTCTTTTCCAAAACTTTCCTGTCAATATAGTTGAATACTCCCTCGTTTATTATCTCGTCTATGTTATCAATACCCACGAGAGTTCCATAGTCTCTTCCAATTTCAGCGTCAGATACAATAGGAACGGTAATCCACGAGAAAGGTAGATTTTCCATAACGTGCTTCATAATCGTATATACAATTTTTAATTCAGAAACGTGAACGTCAGCCACGATACTATCGTGAACGGTTATGGCTAGAACTGACTTCAACTTTTTCTTCTTAAACATCTCATTAATTAGGATAATAGATTTTAACGTCATCGAAGCACCAGAACCTTGTATTGGGGAGTTAATCGCTTGGCGCATCGCATCGGCTTGGATTCCTCTGTCGTTACTATCCACTCCAGGCAATCTTCTCCAGAACCCAGCAAGGGTTTCAACGTACCTATCATTCTTAACTTGCT